GAGCGCCCACCTCGGGTGCCAAAGCGAGCACGCACATAACAGGCGTGACAGCAATACTTTTGACCTGGCTTGTCCACGATCACGAAGCGGTGCCCGCAGTGCGCACAGGTCTGCTCGCGCACTGGCTCGGTTTTCTGCCGTTCCCGCCACGCTTTATGCCTGCAGGCGGGGGAGCAAAACCGAGCCCGAGCACCTCCCCGAATAGGGCTGGCACACCAGCGGCACACCCGCTGAGCCACCACTGAACCGGCCTCGAGATTTCGGCTGGTGCAGTATGAACGGACCTGGTCACGGGTCAAGGCGCAAAACTCGGCAATCGCTTTATATCCCCAGCCTGCTGTGCGCAGGTTACGGATACGTTCTTCTTCAATGTTCTTCACAGTGGGGTCACTCCCTTCACCCCACTGCCGACAAACCCGTATGTGTTAAATCCGCCCGTAAAATGACGAAAAGCCCCGCCACCACCCATGACGGGTAGCAGCGGGGCTAAGTTGCACAGTGGCGCGTGTGGTTAGTAGCCGAGCTTGGCGTTCACGCGCGCTTGCACCGCGCTGTAGAGGTTTCCGAGACGTCGTTTACGTTCCTCACCATTGCCGTACTCGCCACGGATCACGGCGTCAGCCAGCGTATCGATGTTGGGTGCAGCGGGCTTCGTGGCAGGCGTGTTGCCGGAGAGCTTTTCGTTGACTCGCTGTTGGATGGCGGCGTAGTTGGCTCCGAGGCGACGCTTACGTTCTTCACCGTTGCCGTAGTCGCCACGGATCACGGCATCGGCGAGAGCGTCGATGTCCGGTGTGGCTGGTGCTGGTGCTGGTGCTGGGGTGTTGCCGGTCATCTGGTCATACCAAGACTGTGCGCGAGCCATATAGGCGGCATGCTGACTGCCTGCCAGCGAGGCTGGGCATTCGGTCGAGGAGAAGTTCTTGTGACCAAACACGTTCTTCCCCCAGACCGGTCGGCCGAGACCGTAGAATTTACAGATTGCGGCCACGAGGTGTGCTCCGTTATCAAGGCACGCCTCGGATACAGTCCATGGATCACTGGTCATGTCGGCGTGTTCGATGCCAATACTGGTGGTGTTGGCTACCCAGTTTCCTGCGTGCCAGGCGGTGTCGCGGTCCCACACCAACTGACCTATGCGTCCGTCGGATTGGACTTGGTAGTGGGCGGAAGCTGGGCGGGTTTGCCAGACGTCGTAACATCCCTTGATGGTAAGGTTTCCGGCGTTGTGGTGGATGATGACCTTATCGATCCGTCTACCGTTCCTGCCGGGTGTGTAGTGCTTGTTCATGATGAGGTCGATGTCAGCCTCAAGCGCGAGCCAATTCTTCATCAGTGAATCTCCTTTGTGTTTTCAGTGGTCGTTTCGGTGAGTGAGGGTCTGGTGTCGGCGCGGTTCGCGATCGCATCCAAAGCTCCACGCATCTGGGCAGGCACAGGCAGACCCAAGCGGGTGGCGTTCTCAATCAGGGAGATGCCTTCGTTGGACAGGTAGAAGAAAATGACCGCCGCACGCAGCACGCCGGGCGCTCCGAGAATATGGACGTCGATCAAATGGGCGAGCCCGACGAGGGTGAAGATAAGGATCTTGCGGCTGATACCCCTGAAACCAACTGCGCTGGAGAGGCGGCGCTCTGAGATGGCGGCGAGCACCCCGGTGATGTAGTCGGCGATAGCGAAGACGATCAGGGCATAGACGAGGCCGTCGAGGCCTCCGAGGTAGGCGGCGAGCCATGCGCCGAGGCCTGCGAGGCCTGCTTGGGTGGTGTGCCAGATAGCGTGAATAGACATAAAGCGTGTTCCTTCCAGGGTGGGTGGGCAAATGAAAAATACCCCCACCCATCTGGGGTGAAGGCATCAAAAATTGGTGTAGCGCAGCGATTTACATAGTCGGGTCAGTCAAGACCTCCAAGATCGGCAGGCTCAAGTCGAAGGACGCCGCCTTGGGTGCTGGGAGTTCGTGGGTTTCGATGGCCTCTGCTGGTGGTGCAGGCGTTGTATCGGATTCAATTGGGACGATCGGCAACTGCACCTCATCGTCAGGCGTTGACTCATCAGCGGAGACTTCGGTGAGTTCTTTGCTCTTTTCTTCTTCGGCGCTCATGTGTTGTCCTTGGTGATCGCGTCGTAGAGAACGTCGTAGGCCTCGGCCGTTTCGCCAGACAGCTCACCGTCATAGCCATCAAGAAGTGTTTTCACGTCATTGTCGTGGCCGTCGTAGGTCGGACCAGATACTTCAGCGATCGACGCGAGCAGGGCCTGGCGAGCTTCGAGGAATTCACTCGCTTTATCGGGGTCAGCGAGAGCAAAGGTGCCGTCGTCACCAAAGACTGGGCGACCCTGATCGTCAAGTGTTGCGAATTCGGTGACGAGGTCGTATTCGTCCTCCCCGAACCGAGCAATCGCTTCCTTCACTAGCGTGAGGAGTTTGGAGCGCGCCCTAGATTGAGCGGCTTTGAGCGGCATCCCAGCGAGTAGCTCGGCGACGGGTTGGAGGTGCTGGTTGGCGATCTTGATCTTCATCAGTGTTTCCTTTTACTTATGCGAGGTTGGTGGACATGGCCGATAATCCAGTGTTGGAGAAGTACCGCCACGTGATGTTCGATCCGGTTCCGGAGATGGATGTGATCCACCCCTGATTGAGCAGGCTGAGGATCGCGTTCATCCGCGACATCAAATCTTTGGTGCGGTCGAATAGGCGGGTCATGTTGTAATACGACCCATTGGTGACGACCATCAGGTCGTAGGTGTGGAAGACGATCTTCGCCAGCCCATTGCTCGACGCCCACCCGGCGTAGGTGCCTTTCCCGGTGAGCGTGCAGTCTTGCAAGGTCACGTAGCGCGAGCCGGTGGTGTAGAACTTGTAGCCGTTGGTGCGCAAGTCAGCACCGAGATGAATGCCGGCCTTGCCGTAGAAGCGTCCCTTCGGATCCAGGGTGAGGCAGGTGTAGTAGGTGCCGCCGGAAACCGTCTGGTATGTCCAGGCCACATAGTCGCCTTGATAGGCGACCTGGTTGACGACGCCTTGCACGTCGGGCTTGTCCTTGTGGGCACGGCGTGCCATTTCCCCGATGTAGCGGGTGCCGTACCAGAATTTCATCCCGGAACTGGAGATTGTCCCTTCCAACGTGGAGCCGTTATACCAAGCGATCTGATACGGGGTGATGCGGATAGATTGCGTCCACCCGGCAAGACCTACTTGGATGGCGTTGGCTGCGAGCTTGTCTGCCGTAATCGAGCGCGCCTCAATCCGAGCTGCCGACAACGTGCCGGTGGTGATCTTCCCAGCATCCAGCGAAGCAATCTTGGCCGATGTGACCGCAGCGTCCTTGATCATCACGGACTGGATAAAACCGTTAGCGATCGTCAACTTGTCCGAGGTAATGGACCCTGCTGCGATGCGTGCAGCCGACAAGGTACCGGTCGTAATCTTCGACGCCGATAGACTGCCAACCTTTGCGTCCGTGATCGCGGCGTTGGCAATCATTGCGGTGGTGATGAACCCACTCGCGATCGTCAGCTTGTCGGAGGTGATCGAGCCGGCAGCAATCCGTCCAGCAGCGAGATAGCCGCTGGTGATCTTGGTTGCCGACAGTGAACTGATTTTCGCGTCGGTGATCGCGGCATCAGCGATGTGTGCGGTGCCGATGGCGGCGTCTGCGATGTGTGCTTGGCTGATCGCTTTCGGCCCGATCATCGCGGCACCGACCGGTGTTTGTTCCCATTGGTTGTTGGTGAGGATGTATTGGCGGGCGATCACTCCGTCGACGCGCACTTGCCACAGCGCACCCTCCGGTCGGCCAGCCGCGTCCGCTACGCTCGGGTCAACAACGGCAACCGTGATCCGCCCATCCGAGGTTACCGCGATGTCGTGGGCGTCCTGCGCCAGCTGGGTAGCACCAGCGGCTGCGGTCTTGGCCTGGTCAATCTCCACCTGCGCCGACGCCATCTGAGTGGCGACAGCATCGGCGGCGTTTTGTGCATTCTGGGCCGCAAGCAGGGCGTGGCCGACTTGTGTGCGGGCGGCATCGAGTTCCGCACCGAGCTGGGCATGATTCAGATCGGTGGCGAGTGCTATCCAGCCGGGCTGCCCGGTATCAGTGAGCCGGTAGATCCAGATCTCGACCTGTTCGCCATTTTGCCGGAACCACGTGTCACCCAGCTTGGCCTTGGCGGGCTGGATGCTGCCGTAGTGGTTGGTGTTCTTCCCATCCGCTGAAGCGAGTGCGAATCCTGCCGCATCCGACGCAGCCACCGCCGTATTGATGGCGGTTTTGACCTGCCGGGTGACAGACGTGAACTTCCGAGCAGTAGAACCCAGCTCAACGGAGATGTACTGGAGCGTGAGCGGGTTGTATTCGTAAGCGACCACCCGTGCCGTGAGCGCAATCCCAAGATCAGTGTGGCGGACGGTCACGGTGTCGCCAATTTCGACGGTTTCCAGGCGTGCAAGATCAGCGTATTCACGGGTGGTGGCGAGATCGACGAACCGCACCTTATACGAGCCCGACGGCTCATCGACATGTCTTGCGCTGAATTCTGCTGCAGCTAGTCGGCGCAGCTCAGAGTGGGCTTGGTCGAGTGGGAGTTCACCCTCACGCGGGTTGTCTTTGTCGGTGATGGCTTTGACTTGTCCGTAGCGGATGACGCGGATACGCGGCACCACATAATCACCCAACTTCGGACTATCGACATACAGTTCGGGTAGGAGTAGGCCGTCGTATCCGACTGGCAGAATCCGCGTCGCCACTGTTGAGAAGTCAATGGATGATTCAAAGCCGGTGAGGTTCTTCCGATCACGGATGACCACCCCGTGGTTGGCTCCGCGCATGGGCGTGTGATGGATCAGCCAATTATTACGCGTAATCTCGCCGCCCCAACGCGCAGCGAACGTGTTGTCCTCGCCCGCATCCATGAGAGCGGCGGCGATGGGCATGCGCACTATCCGCGCCGATGCCCTGGTCACCGTATCCGAGGAGGTAGCAGTAAACCCGTGCTTAGTGTTTGCCGCCCCAAGGATCTGGGTCAGTGCGCCTTTCGCGGTTTTGTTGACCACGTAGGTGTCGGCGATGAGGTTCGCCGCCAGATCATAGAACACGTGAAACGCCGTCACTTCGAGCATGCCGTCAAGCGTGGTGGCGATCTCGCTGATGCGGAACCCCTGCCGTTGCTCCAGCCCTGGCACGGGCGCTGCCACAATGTTCTCAAGCGTAAGGTTCTGTGCTGCAGGACCGTCTGCTGGGTAGGTGAAGGTCAGTGAGAATTCGCCACCTAGTTCCTCAACCACGATCGGGTTGATGATTTCCCGGTCGAGCACGCCGAGTCCGGTGGTGGTGAATGTCGTGGCGGTGCGGTCGTGAACCGTAATCATGAGAGGCCTTCCAAACAAAACAATTTGGCCACCCCACGAAGGGATGGCCATCGGAACTTGCGTGAGTTGGGTGTTAGGGGTTGCGCCAGTTCGGCGTGATCACGATCTTCGAAATACCCGCGCCGAGCGTGAGGCGATTGATCCCAGGCTTGAAGGTCGGGAAGGTTTCGGTGAGCGCATCGGTCTGGACTTTCCCGTGGGCGTGTGCGACGAGGCGTTCGCTGTCGAGCGTGACGGAACCTGCTGGCGAATTCACGTGATAGACGCGCGCATTGATCGTCAAAGACAACGTTCCGGTGCCAGTAACGGTGATGATCGGATCCGCATCGAGTAGGCCGGGGTTCGTGATCGTCCCAGATGCAGTGAGCGTTACTGGATTCAATCCCTCGGTCAGGTAAGTGAAGGGCTGGCAGGTGAGCCGCGCGGTGAAGAACCCCCACCCCGATAGCTCCCGGCGCAGTTCGCTCACTTCGCAGTGCTTAACCTTGCGGTAAACACCAGGCTCGGCAGTCAACTCAATCGTCGAAGAGCCCGTCAGCTCGTGAGCAGCCTGCCGATACTGGTGGAGCCCGTCACGAACAGGAACGGCGAGCTCAAGCTCGATCTCGGTATCCTCCCAGCCCGTGAAGCGCGTGAGGGTTCCTGCTCTGCCTTCGACCTCAATATCATCCACCGCACGGACGGCTGCGGGAATCGCCACCGGCGCCGTGAGTCGCAGACCGAGCGACGCCGAAGTCTCCGCGCTGTTCAGCGTGAAACCAAACATGATCAGTAGCCTCCTGCCATCACGGTCTGCCGCCGATCGAGGCGTGCGAGTTGTTTGTCAAGAGCAGGTGCGAGTTTGCCAACCAGCGTCCCATCCGAGAGCTTCACGCTAATGTCCAGCGAGGACAGGATGCGTTTCGCCGTTGCGTCCACGATCCCAGCGGCATCCACACGCTCTGCCGCTTCATCAGTACTTCGCTGAGATACAGTCACGGGTTGTGGGGTGAGTTCAACGCTCGGCACTTGCAGGTCTGCCACCGCCTCGATCGGCACGGCCAGCCCGTCCTCAAGGTCGGCGAAGGCGTCTATCGTGTCGCGCGCGAGCCCTGAAGCTGCGGTGACAGCCTTGTTGCCGTCCGTGCGGATGGAGCCTGCGAGGCCTTCGACAAGCATCCGTCCTGCCCAGGCCATCTTGCGTGACGGTGAGTGGATGCCGAAGAAGCCAGTGATGGAGTCCCAAATACCTGATGCCCAGTTCGAGACCGAATTCCACAGCCACCCCGCTAAGGATTGGATACCGTTCCACAGGCCGTAGACGAGGTTTTTGCCCGCCTGGGCCATCGCTGAGACGCCCTGACCAACAGCAGACACAATCCCAGAAATAATCGATGGGATTGCTGCGACGATTGTGGAAATAATCTGCGGCAGGTTTCGTACCAACGCGGTCAAGAGTTGGATGCCTGCTTGGACGAGTTGCGGGATCGCCCCACCAATCGCCGACACAATAGCTCCGATAATCTGCGGGAGCGCGGCCACGATAGTCGTAATGATCTGCGGCAACGCCCCAATCAAAGCCGTCAGTAGCTGGATCCCTGCGTCGATGAGTTGCGGGATTGCGCCGACCACGCCGCTGACGATCGCGGTAATAATCTGTGGGAGTGCTGCGACAATCGCTGTGATGATCTGAGGCAATGCACCGATCAGAGCCGTTAAGAGTTGGATTCCTGCTTCGATGATCTGCGGGATCGCCCCCACAAGGAACGTGACAATCCCGGTGATGATCTGTGGGAGGGCTTCGATGATCACGGGAATGGCAGCGATCAAGCCTTCGGTAAGTCCGGTGATGAGCTGCAACGCCGCATCAAGAAGCAACGGGAGGTTATCGACCAGCCCCTGCACTAAAGCCATGAGCATCTCCACCGCCGCAGGAACCAGTTCCGGTAGTGCTTCGCCGATACCAGAGACCAGTGTGGCGATGATCTGTATTGCCGCCTCCAACAGGGACGGCAACGCTTCGATGATTGCCTCGACCAGAGCGATAATCAACGTCACCGCCGTCTCGGCCACTTGTGGCAACACCTTGATAATGCCTTCAAGGAGCGCGGTCAAAATGCTCATGCCGGTCTCGACCACCATAGGTAGTTGCTCAGCAATAAAACCAAGTGCTTCTTGCAATACGCTACCGAGAGTGTCGATGAGGGCGGGTGTTCCGCCTTCTTCAAAAGCTGTCGTGAGTTCGTCGATCCAGCCGTTCACCATCGGCAACACCGACCCAGCCAACGCCTCAGAGAATCCGCCTGCGAGGAGGCCTTTGAGGTTCTCGACCCCATCCTGCATCGTCGCCAACTGGCCGCTAAAGGTCTTGGATTGGGCGTCCATAGCCCCGTAGAAACGCCCGCCCTCGCTAGTGGCAGACGCAAAGGCGTCAGCGACCATATCAGCCGAAATAGCACCCTTCGCCATATCTTCTTTGAGTTCACCAATACTCTTGCCGGTCTTACGCGAGATTTCTTCTAAGGGGTTGAATCCGGCGTTGATCATCTGCAGCAAGTCCTGCCCCGTGAGCTTGCCGGTCGAAGACATTTGGGCGAAGGCGAGTGTCAAGGACTCCATCTTCACCGCGTCACCTTGGCTAATGTCGCCGATTTCGTTCAGGTGCTTTTTCGCATCCTCCAAGCTCATGCCAAAGCTCAGGAGGGTTTGCATGTTGCCCGCAAGATCCTCCATACCAAACGGAGTCTTTGCCGCCTGTACTTTCAGATCATTGACGAGTTTTTGGGCTTTGGCTTGATCGCCGAGCATCGTGGTGAAGGAGGTCGAGTATTGCTCCATGCGGGCGTTGTACTCCACGCCCTCTTTGAGGGCTCCGGCCATGCCGCGACCGATCGAGGCGATCGCATGCCCGATACCCTTGACCCCGGCGATGATGGCTTCGGAGGCGAGGTTGGCTTTCAACACGTCGCCGAAGATGCGGGTTTTGGAGCTGGTGGTGTACATCTCGTCTCCGAGATCATCGACCGCGCCCTCGAGTTTGCCCGCGTCCTTGGCGGCGTCTTTAGCATCGTCACCGGCACCGTCTGCTTCGTTCCCGAAATCAGAGAGGGCGTCATTATTCGATTTGAGTTCACTTTCGAGCCGGTTGAGCTCCGCGCCTGCGTTGTTGAGCTGGATCTGCCAATTCTTCGTCCGCGAATCATTCTCACCAAACGAGGAAGCGCTGTTTTCGAGTGCGGCGCGCAGGGTCTCGATCTTGGCTTTCTGAGCTTCGATTTCTTTGCCGAGTACTTGGTTGCGGGCGGTGAGGGCTTCGGCGGACTTGTCGTTCTTATCAAACGAGGACGCCACCAGCTTCATCTCACTGCCGAGCACTCGCATCTCACGGTTAATATCCGTGATCGCGCGCTTGAACTCACGCTCACCCTCAAGCCCAATCTTCAAACCAAACGAACTGTCAGCCATGACAAGGTCACCTCCTCGAAGGGATAATGAAAAGGGAGCAAATTGCTAAGTGAAGGGGGAAACCTATGGGAATGAGTGCGGAAGACTTCGGTGCAGTACTAGCTGAGCTAAAAGGGCCTACGCCGCTTGCTGATGCCTTCGAGACGTGTTTCCCTCAACCAGATGAGAGCCGCTGGTGGTTCTCGATCCGAACTCACGCTTCGTCAGTTTTTCTATCGAAGGAATACTTTGATTTTGAAACTGCAAGGAGAGACAACGTAAAGCGAAGTTATAAGGAACTCTTGGCTCGAAAGGTTTGGGAAGGCCATTCGTTCACTCAACGACCTGAGCTTCGCTTGTGGATTCTCGAAGCGTTGGGCCTCCTACAAAACGACAAGCAAGCATTGAAACACATGCTTGAGATGGAGACGAATACTTCTCGCTGCAAGTACCTCAAGGATTTGTTTACTTGGGACGAAATCGAGGATGCAGCGCGTAAGGAATTCCATCGTCTCGTGAACGATTTACCCATGTCACATCGAAATTGCTAAATCCCAGCGGGGATGACGTCGTCGATGAACCATTGACGTAGCGGCTGTGCTCTGCCGGTTTCTAACCGCCAGCAGTCGACCAGATCCAACAGTTCCCCGAACACGGTTAAGCCCACCTCTACCCGTGATAGGTGAAGGTGGGCCATTCCGATATACGTCAGCCGCGTGAACACAGCCTGATCGTTGTCGACTATCCGTCCGCTTCTGGTGCTTTTGGGGCTGGCTCGGTAAGGATGTCTCGGCGTGTGCCGCGCTGGAGAGCTTCGGCGATCGCGCCACGATAGTCCGCCAGATCGGCAGGCACAGTGAGTAGTTCGACCTCGTCCTCGGTCAGCTCTGGGCGCTTGTCGTCTGGGTGGCGGTGGTTGTGGATCTGGATGGACTGGTTGGCCAGCAGCGTGATTAGCCAAATCACCTCACCGAGCGTCTTGCCCAAATCATCAGACGTTTCGAGGGCGTTACCCAGGTGTTCGAGGCCGCCATAGCGCTCGGCGATCAGACGTGTGGCTTTCGTGGTGAGAACGAGCTCGTAGTCCTCCCCGCCAATGGTGACAGTGGCGGAGCGCCCTAGTTCCACAACAGATTCAGTTTTCTTCTTGCAGGTCATCGCTTGGTACTCCTTGCTCGTTAGCTGGTGGCGGGTTCGTAGACTTGGGCATACCAGTTCGTGATCGTCTCAGGCTTGACCCCGGTTGCGCCCTCTAGCACTTCGGCCTTCCACGGATGACGCCCCTTCGCATCTGGCTTGTTACGCCGCAAAATCGTGCCCTCAATGCTCGGGGTCGAGAACGTAATCGAGTCGGCTTTGGTGGCCAGCGTTTCTGTTGGGAGGGCGAACTTGACCCGGTAGAGCCAAAAATACTGATACTTACCGTTGGAGCGTGCTGCGCGGAAACCAATCGCCACCGGAGCCCCACCATCCTCGGAGGCAGAGATGAGCACGCCGTTGGAGTCCACGGTCGCACCCGTCAGCGCGGCTGCCGCTTCGCCGCCGAGGTCGTCGACGCCGAGGGTCAGGGTGCCGGATTTGAATTCTTTGACGATCTCACTCGGCCCGTCATCGGCGTACAGGATCGCTTCAGCCACCTCAACGGAGAGCTCGGCCGAGATGGCTTTGGCCAGCGGTTTGGGTTTGGCGTAGGTTTCCTCACCCGTATCGGGGTTTTCGGTGATGGTGGCGTAGTAGAGCTTGTCTAAGCCAATAGTCGCCATGAGAAATTCTCCTTATCTGTAGGTGTGGTGGGTTGCGACGTCTATCGCGTAATGGTGGAATCCGGTATCAGCTTCAAAGCCAACATAGCTACGGCCAGTGATGGTTAGTTCTGCGTCGAGCAGGGCGCGAGTAATGAGGTTGCGCAGGTCGAGATAGTTAGATTTCGTGAAAAGTGCGAGGCGAACTTCCTCAACCTCGATACTGGGTTGATTGTCTGCGAACACGTCGAACATGTCTGTCAGCGGGGTTGCCACCAGGTACGTCTGCGGCACAGGCGTCGTCGTGTAGAGGCCGACTTCGAACGGCAGCCCGAGCTTGTCAGCGATCATCGAGAGTTGTTCCAATAATGTGTTCATGGCCCCACCTGCTCAATGCGCGCTGTGAGCGCCGCCTTCATGGCTTCGATCGCACCACGCCTTGTTTGCGACCGTGTGGGTGCAAGAAATGGGCGCGCGGGCTGATTACTACGGCCGTGTTCGAGGACGTTCGCGATCAACGCATTCGCTCTACCGTCGCGGCGGTTCTCAGCAAAGCCGACCTTAATATTGTGATCACCTTTCGAGTTCACCTTCACGCCCGTTGTGCCCAAAGCGCTGAGTAGTTGTCCTGTTGAACGCGAGGGCTGCTTGGTGGCGCGTCCGATTGCACTGGTGAGGTTTGCTCGCATGCGCGGCTCGACCACGGCTGCTCCTGCCTCAAGCACCTCATCAGCCGAAGACTCCAGCACACGGCTCGCAGCATCAAGAGAATCAATGAACGCGTTAGGCAGGCGAATCTGGACTCTAGCCATGGGCCTCTCCTTCGGGCGTGGTCTGGTGGGCAAGAATCTCGACATACCGGCCGATCACCTCGACTGCGTCGATCACATACCGCCCGCCTGGTTCACTGATCTCCATATTCGTGGTCACGAATAGTCCGGGGATGGTACGGATGCGGAAGAGGACATCGGCCTTTGAGTACGCTGCCCGGTTCACCCACGCGCTCGATGCGTGTCGGACCTCGATCTGCGCTCGCACGGTTGCTCGCACTTCGTCGCGCGTGGTGGTGAACCCCGCCTTATCGCGGATAACCGTTGGCTGTATAAGGTCGATGGTGGTGCGCATGGATCCCAAAGAAGCCATGAGTTGTTCTCCTTAGACTTTCCAATCCCGGTCCAGACGCAGCAGATTGTTCACCGCGTTCCACACCGCCCGCGCCGCATCTGGTTTATCGGACCAGAAACCTGCCGTGGAACCATCACGAGACTCATAGAAATGGCTGGCGAGCATGACAATGCCCTGCCTGGTTGCCCCAGACATCTCGTGTGTTTCGTAGTGGTTTTCGGGCAAGTGTTGGAAGGAGCAGGCGTAGGAGGTGGCCGCATTGATCAGCGCGCCGATCAGCTTGTCGTCATCGTCGAAGGTGATGAGCAGGTTCGCCTTCACCTGCGCAACCAAATCAACCGTGGTCATTGCGACCACCTCCTTCCACTGTCGCCGGGGTTATGCGGTGGTCTTTTGGGTGAGCAGCTTGACCGCTTCGGGTAGGACGAGTTTGCCGTCCAGTCGCTGGGATGCGAGGAATCCGACCTGTCCGGTGGTGGCGAACAATTCGTTCAGCCGTTTAAAGGAGCGGCCTTGTCGGTCGGCGATCCAGTAATACGACAGGTCACCGAAGGCTACGCTCTTAGCCCCCGACTTAATCTCCGGAATGAACGTGGATGTGTGGATGGGGCGGCCAAGAACCAGATCCGGCGTTCCAGCAGTCAACGCTGGCTGCCACAAGTACTGGCCGTTACCATCCTTGAGCTTCCGGATGGTTTTCACGGTCGAGTCGTTCATCAGCCATACCGCGTTCTTGCGGTACGGGCCGCGCAGGGAATAGTGCAGGTCGATGAGCTCATCAGCGGTAATGTCGGTGGCCTTGGCTGTCGTTACAGCATTTTGTCCGCCGCCAGAGGCTGCGAAGATGCCGGTCGGCTTACCCTTACCGTCCCCGGTGAGGAAGGCTTCTTCTTCAGCCGCGCCGATACGGCGAGCAAACTCCGCCGCCAGGTACTGCTCGACATTAAACGCGCTGTCATTGAGTAGCTCTTCGCTGATTTTGAGGAAGGTGCCGAGCTTAAACGCCGACAAAGTGACCTGAGTAAAGGCTTCATCAGATTCCGTATACGGCTTGCCCTCATCGAGCCACCCGGCAGTGCCATGCGTGGAGACGACCGGGATCTTCCGATCCCCGCTGGTGGTTTGAACGACCTTGGCCAGGGAGCGCATGATGTTCTGATCTTCAAGTGAGGAGATCAGCGTGCGTTCGAACTCATCAGGCACCAGATAGCCGCCCTCAGTATCGACACCCTCGGACAGGGCGTTGCGTACTTCCATCGGAGAAGCGTTAAGCCGCATCGCATCCCAAAACGCTCGCTTATAGGAGGCGGTCGCGCGTGGGGTCATGGGTTTGACCTCGTCATTGTCGGGGTTGATGCCTGGCATTGAGGTCAGCGGTGCGTTGGTTGCCTTAGCGAGGTCGGCGTCGCGGCGCAAGGCACGTTCAGAGCGTGCGATCTCGTTGGTGAGCTGGTCGATTTCGGCCTCCATCTTCGCGTAAGCCCGATCGTCTTCAGCAGACAGGCAACCGGTGCTGGTGTCGCGGCGCTCATCGAGGAAGGCCTTCGCCTTCTCCCAAACATCTGCGCGCTTGGTGCGAAGATCAGAAACAGAAAGTGAAGTAGACATGGATATTGGTCCTTTCAGTGGGGTTGGTTCGCTAGTTCGGCGTACAAATCAAGAACCCGCCGACCAAGAGGTACAGCGGGTTGAATGGTTGGGCGTGGTGGTCGCACCGGCCTCGGCGGCGGTGATGTGGCGGTCAGATGCGCGACGAGTTTTTGCTCGGCTGCGCGGCGGGAAAACACCGTGCCAAGTCCTGCGTTCTTGGGTGAGAACGGCGGACGCTTCAACTCTTCGCCCTCGTCATCGGGTTCGTCTGGGGAGTCGACTTCGTCCTCATCGTCTTCTAGTTCTTCGTCCGGCTTAACGTTGAAGGCCGGGTTGCGTTCGCCTGTCAAGAGTTCGTCGGCGAAACCCATATCGATCGCGGCCCGAGCATCCATCCACGTCTCAGCATCCATGAGCTTGGACAGCTTCGCCCGACTCAGGTTCGTCTTCTCCTGATACGCATTCAGGATCGATTCTTTGACCGAATCAAGCATCGACATCGCACGTGCGAGTTCGTCCTTATCGCCAACCGCCATCGTCGCAGGGTTGTGAATCATCAACATCGACACCGGACTCATAGCCACGGTGGATGCTGCCATTGCGATCACAGACGCAGCAGATGCGGCGATGCCATCGATATTGACGGTGACTGTGCCTGGGTAGTCGATGAGCATGTTGTAGATCTGCGCCGCAGCCACAACATCACCACCAGGCGAATTGAGCCAGATAGTCACCGGCCCAGACCCAGCATTCAACTCACTAGCGAAGATTCCCGGCGTGACATCGTCATCGAACCAGGATTCTTCAGCGATCGTGCCGCTAATGCGCAAAACCCGGACTGCATCTGCGTCCGGGTCAGTTGATGGCTCTGGTGTGAGCCAGTTCCAAAAACGTATCATATCCTCCTCCTTACAGAAGCTTCACTCATAGGTTCCTCAGCCGGTTCAGACTCGGTTGTCTGCGCGTATGCCCCTGCGAGACTGAGCGGGAGCATATTGCCGTTGACTAGGTAGAGGTCGCCGCCTGCCTCGATGCTGATGCGGTCGAGGTTTTCTAGTTCGCGGATATCGTTGGCGCTCATCCAGCCGTTTTGCCTTGCCACCGCATAACCATTCATTCGGGATTCGTAATCCCCACGCAGGAGTCCTTCGAGGTTGAACTTCACGTAGATCTGTGGTTTTTCACGCGGGCTGAGGAGTGTTTTGGTGATGGCTTGTTCGAAGCGGATCACCCACGGATCGAGCGTGTACTTCACAAACTCCAACGACTGCTGCTCAATATTGCTAAAGGAACTCTTTTCGAGGTCGCCGATCATGTGTGGCGGAATACGGAAGATTCGAGCAATTTCGTTGATCTGAAACTTTCTCGTTTCAAGGAATTGAGCTTGTTCTGGGCTGACGGAGATGGGCGTGTATTTCATGCCTTCCTCGAGCACAGCGATCTTGTTGCCGTTCCTCGCTCCGCCGAACGTGGACTGCCAGGACTCCCTGACGCGCGCGGGGTCTTTGATCGTGCCCGGGTGCTCGAGCACACCACCAGGGGCGGCACCGTTAGCGAAAAAGCTCGCCCCGTAGTCCTCGGTAGCCTGCGCCAAGCCGATGGCGTTCTTTGCCATTGCAATCGGGCTATAACCAACCAGTCCGTCAAAACCCAGACCTGGAATATGCAACACGTCGCGGGCGGCCAGCGTGACGGTTTCGAACCTTCCTGTTGGTTCGTCCCATGTCCGCTGATACTCGTAATACAGCCGCCCAGCCTCATCACGCCCCACCGTCATGCGGTTTGGCATCAACGGATACAAGCCGATGATTTCGTCGCGGCCGTTGCGGATCACTTGCGCAAACGCATTACCCCAGAGCAGCAAGTGGGTCATGAGGGTTTCTCGGAACACGAAGGATGTCATCTCGGGGTTAGGTTCATCATGCAACAGCGGGTATAAGGGGTGGTCGAGGGCTTTTTCCTTGCCGCCACCGTCCTTGTAACGGTATACGTGCAGTGGTAGCCCGGCTATCGCCTCAGCCAAAATCCGCACGCACGAATACACCGCCGTCATCTGCATCGCTGAACGCTCAGTCACCGGACGACCAGACGAGGTCGCTCCGAAAAAGAAGCTATAGCCCGTACCGATTGCATGATCGGTGGCGTTGCGAGTGGTGTCGCCACGCAGCCAATTCAGAAAACCCATGCGGTGTCCTTTCACATGTAAAATTGGAATATGAAAGCGCCCTCAAAACAGTCGTGGGCACTGATGAGTGTCCTGCTAGCGGCATTTTGGTTGTTGCCGCTCATTTCCATGTGGATCAACAGTCTGAGCGATCCCAACGCCAAGTGGTTCATCGCGTTGCTCTTCCTCGCGTTTCCACTACTCACCATCGTTTTGAGCGTTATCGATGGGGCATGCCACGGGTTCGGCTGGTGGTGGCTACTGGCCCCGTTCGCAGGGTTCTTGACCACACTGTTCGTGTACTACAACGATTCAGCCCTCATCTACGGCGTCGCCTACTCGATCTTGGGACTGATCGGCACAGGCATCGGCGCGTTCATCCATGAGCGTGCTCACAGCACGAGTAGGCCGCGCTCGTCATAAACACTGCCGCTGACATGCCCGCTGCCGTTTCGGATGGCGCGGTCGAGTGCCATGATGGTTGCGACCACGCCGTCAATCTTCTCGGTGGATTTTTGTTTGTCGGGTTTGATGTTGCCTGCTGGGTCGGTGCGTACGTGAATGTTGTCAACCATCCACGACAGGACCGGGTGCCCACCATGAGCAAGGCGTCCTTCAAGCGCCAGCTTCATCAATTCCTTCGAGGGCGGGCTCATGTCTTTGAAGCCTTGCCCGAAGGGAACGACGGTGAAACCTAAGGCTTCGAGGTTTTGGCTCATTTGGACTGCGCCCCACCGGTCGAAAGCAATCTCGCGAATATCGAAGCGTTCACCGAGTTGCTCGATGAAGGCTTCGATCGCGCCGTAATGGACGACGTTGCCCTCCGTGGTTTGCAGGAAGCCTTGCTGTTGCCACAGGTCGTAGGGCACGTGATCACGGGCAACCCTTAGTTTGAGGTTGTCTTCGGGTATCCAAAACCACGGCGCAATCGCATACCGCTCGTCACCGGTTTCGGGTGGGAACACGAGCACGAACGCCGTGATATCCGTCGTCGAGGCAAGATCAAGCCCGCCGTAACACACCCGCCCCTCAAGCTCCGCTAAGCCTACTGGGGTGTTGTTTTGGTTCCAGACGTGCATGGGCATCCACCGCACCGACTGCTTGACCCACTGATTCAAACGCAACTGCCTGAACGTGTTCTCCTCAGCAGGATTCTGCCTGGCCGAGGTGCAGGCTTGGCGGACTTTCTCAATCGGGACAGTGATCCCTAAGCTCGGATTAGCCTTATGCCACACGTCCTCGTCGGTCCAATCATCATCTTGCGCCGCCCCATAGATCACCGGGTAGAACGTGGGGTCGTGCTTTTTGCCATCCAGGATGTCTTGGGCTTTTTGGTGTTGCTCATAACAAATGCTATGCGTATCGGTACCCGCTGTCGTGATCAAGAAGTACAGCGGCTGGGTGCGCGCATCCCCACTGCCTTTCGTCATCACGTCGAAGAGCGCCCGGTTGGGTTGGGTGTGTAGCTCATCGAATACCACGCCGGAGATGTTGAATCCGTGCTTCGAATACGCCTCCGCACTCAAGACTTGGTAGAAGGAGTTGGTGGGCTTATAGATGATTCGCTTCTGCGAGGCAAGAATCTTGACACGCTTGGACAGCGCTGGACTCATGCGGATCATGTCGGCTGCCACTTCGAACACGATGGATGCTTGTTGCCGATCGGCAGCGCACCCATACACTTCAGCGTGTTCCTCGCCATCGCCGCAACAGAGTAAGAGTGCGACGGCGGCGGCAAGTTCACTCTTGCCCTGTTTCTTCGGGATCTCCACGTAAGCCGTAGTGAATTGGCGAAACCCGTCCGGTTTGACCGTCCCGAAAAGGTCGCGAATGATTTGTTCTTGCCAATCAATCAACTTAAAAGGTTTTCCTGCCCACCGGCCTTTCGTATGCTTTAAAGCTTGGATGAACGCGACCGCAAAGTCGGCTCGGCGCTTGTCATAGCGCGAGCTTTCAGCCATGAACCGGGTCGGGCGATATTCAGCTAGCTCACGCATACGAATCAGTTACCTTCTGTTGGTTAAAAAATCAGTTGCTACCGGCGATAGCAGGTGCCCTCAGGCCCGGCGGGGCTAGGCTTTAGGCAGATTAGCTAACGCCCAGGCGATCGCATGTCCAGCGTCAGCGAAAAGGTGGTCTGACTCAACGATGAGTTTGAGTTCGCATTCTGCGCGGCCTTTCGAGTTAGACCCGAAACCGCTGACGGGTTCTTCCATCAACCGGTAGATTTGGGCGTTGTTGCCAAAGCCTTCAGCCTTGGTCCAGGTAGCAAAACTTGCTAGCGTGTAGTTGGCGTAGGCAAGAACCGTCCCGTAGGAATCGACGCGCATCTGGAGGGTTTCGCTGGTGACCTTTGTGGTGTTCATGGCTGTTTCCTTATCTGTTGTGTACCGTTTCGGTATGTATATACAGCCATAGACCCGCCTACTTATCCAGTTATTTTGTCGCCTATTTTGCCTCATAAATAGTGTTTTACATCTCTTGGTTAGTGTTTATCAGTGGCGGGGTTTTCCACGCAGAATTACCCGAGAGCGGCTTAAGCAGGATTTTGCGAACCTCAGCATTCTTTTTACCGCTAAGTCCGATGCGGTAAAGCAAGGAGCGCAGTTCATACTTCTCATTACTTACCTGGCTCGCACTGCGAGCGACCGTGCGGCGGATCCGTTTAGCGTATGCGACCAGCTCCGTTAAGAACTCGGTGTAGGCTGTGATCTTCTCGAACTCCGGGAGCTTATCCCACCAAGGAAAACTCACGCCTTCCTCGGTGGATCTGATGCTCAAATGGCTGGCTCCCAGGCTTTTGGAGATAAGGTCTGACTTTGCATTGACAAGTTCAACCAGTCTGTCTAGTTCACGTTCATCAAGAATGGTCGGCAAAGTGATCACCAGCCCGTAGCCAGGGTCTTGCTTGCTACTCATCGCTATTTATCCCCCTTGCCGAGGTTTTCGATTTCTTCTAGATCAACACATAGCTGTCCCATCATCACCAAACCTTCTTTCTTGTGTTTTGTCTGGTCATGTACATACAGCCATAGATTCGCGGGCTTATCCAGTCATTTTCGCCTTAAAATCAAGGAGTTTTAGTGGCCTCGGCCGCTATATGGGAAAGCACAAATTCGGCGCACGGCAAAGCTATCCCGTTTCCCCACAGCTTGTATAACGCCCGATCTGTCACCGGGGCTGCGAGCCATTTGCGTACTTGGTTGCGGGTTTTAGGTTTTTTCAATCCTTGTACCTTGCCCCAGCTGGCCCAGACCTGCCACCAATAATCCAGCACGTCTTCGCTCGGGTTCTCGATGGCGAGTCCGTCTGTCCAAATATCCGGGAATCCTTGTAGGCGGGCACACTCAGTCGGGGTTAAGCGCCTCACGCGATAGTCAGGCACGCAAGGGTCGGTGACCAGGGGCGGCTCGGTCGAATCCGAAGCCAACAGGGCACCAGCAACATTCACGTTTCCTCGGCAGAAGAAGTCCGCCTTCGAGGCGCTCACAACGTCAGGTTCGACGATGGCGATGCCGCCTTGGTTACAGGTCGGAGCTATCCCTGACGTATCGAGCGTCTTGGATACCTCGGTTGAATAACCGTACCTGCCCACTGCCGCGCCGCGTCCCTCATGTAACGCATTAAAACCGTAGGCGGTAGCGATGATGGGAGTATTACCTCCTCCAGTGCTGTAACGAGCGGTCACGGTTGGCGCTATCTGGCATGGTCCGCCCACTCTGGCATCATGAGGATGATGGTCAAACAATAGCGGCTCAATAATACTCTGGTCGTTACTGCATCCGAGCGTGCCCGACAGATTTGTTTGCACGAGCGGGCCTTTACCGCCACCCGATTTACCTGCGCGCATCCGCAAGGCGAACACATCTAAGGATTTGCTTGCCTCGTGAGTGCCTGCTCGAGGATTGGAGGTAGCGGCTTGCCTCTTACCGCAGCCCTGCGTAAGATTCCCTCGCAGGCACGTGGGCTCAAAGAGTATGTGTCCGGCACCTTGGCCTGCAAAATCTGCGATAAGGAAGATTCTTTTACGTCGTTGGGGTACTCCGAAAAATTGCGCGTCCAATACTCGCCACGCAATACTCCATTGGTCTGCCACGACCGCCCCAGCTTTTTGCCATTTGTCAGCTCGAGGTAGGTTAGCTGCTGCTTTTTCGTCCATGATGGCGATAAGCTCGCGTAGCACTTGGTGGAAATCATTGCCTTTGTTGGAGGAGAAAGCTCCGGGCACGTTTTCCCAAACAGCGAATCTTGGATATAGACCATGACTTGCCTCCCTCATTTCTCTGATGACTCTGACGGCTTGGTGGAATAGGCCGGAGCGCTCGCCAGCTAAACCTGCCCTTTTACCTGCCACCGACAGGTCTTGGCAAGGAGAACCAAACGTGACCACATCCACCGGCTCTAGCTGACTGCCGTCAATGTCGCAGATGTTGCCCAGGTGTTGCATGTGTGGCAAACGCGTGGTGGTGACCAGAATCGGGAAGGGCTCAATCTCGCTCGCCCACACCGGCACTATGCCAATCTTGGTTGCGGCGAGTGGGAATCCTCCTGAGCCATCAAAAAGCGAGCCGAGCCTTAAAGTTTGTGTCAAGGGTTAGCCTTTCTGTTTGGGGCGATCGACTTCTTTCACCAGATCGAGATACGTGTATTCCTTGCCGTCTCGTAGGCAGGTAATTCCTGCTGCATCCCCGGTGTGTTCGGCATACCGGCGCAGGATCACCGAGGCGTATTTCTCGTCCAACTCCATGCAGTAGCAGATGCGGTCGGTTGCCTCAGCTGCCATGAGCGTGGAGCCGGAGCCCGCGAACGTGTCGAGCACGATCGCGTTCGCCTGGGTGGAGTTCTGAAGCGGATACGCCAACAAGTCCAGTGGCTTGCTGGTTGGGTGGTCGGCGTTGCGGCGTGGCTTGGCGAAGTTCCAGATCGTGGTTTGTTTCCGGTCGGCGTACCACTTGTGCTTACCCGTCTTTACCCAGCCGTAAAGGATCGGCTCGTGCTGCCACTGGTATGGGGATCGCCCCAGTACCAGAGAGTCCTTGACCCAGATACAACAGCCGGAGAGCTTGAAGCCTGCGTCTTGAAAGGCGCGACGGAAGTTCAATCCTTCGGTGTCGGCGTGAAACACATACGCGGATGCGCCCTTCTCACACACTTCCGCCATCTGGGTGAAAGCGGCGAGCAGGAACTCGTAGAACGCGTCCGCACCCATCTTGTCATTGCGGATCGACAAGCCATCAGACGATTCGAACGCCACGTTGTACGGCGGGTCCGTGAGCACAAGGTTGGCGCGCGTGCCATCCATGAGCACCTCGACGTCTGCTTGCGAGGTGGCATCCCCGCACACGAGTCGGTGGCGGCCAAGCGTCCAGATATCCCCGCGCTCCACGAACGCGGCGGCCTCCAGGGCGGCGGTAAGGTCGAAGTCGTCGTCCTCAACCTCGCCCTCATCCAAGGAGCCGATCAACTGCTGGATTTCGGCGTCGTCGAAGCCAGTTAGTTCAGCATCGAAATCCGAAGCATCGAGGTCGGCGATGAGGAGGGCGAGTTTGTCGTTGTCCCATTCGCCGCTGATCTTGTTGAGCGCGATGTTGAGTGCTTTCTCGCGGGTCTCATCGAGCTCCACGACGATCACGTCCACGTCCGTGTGGCCTAGATCTTCGAGCACCTTCAAACGCTGATGACCACCAACGACATGACCAGTGGTGGAGTTCCAGATGACGGGTTCGACGTAGCCGAACTCGGTCAAGGATCGCTTGAGCTTCTCATACTCAGGATCACCGGGCTGGAGGTCTTTACGCGGATTGTAGTCAGCGGGCTTGAGTTCACTAATGGGCATTGGCTTCATGAGCATGTGTAGTCACCGCCTTCTTTAATGCGTCGACGTGAGCGAACGAGTTCTCCCAGCGCAGACCGGGATAGCCGAAATGTCCGTAGGTCGAGTACCTTGTAAAACCAGGCTTGCGAAGATTCAAAGCATCGATAATTCCACCGGGGCGTAGCGGAAACACCTCGGCTGCGGCCTTAGCGAGGATCTCGTCGGAGTATTCACCACTGCCGCGGGTGTCGATGGTAAAGGCGAGCGGGTCAGCCTTCCCAATCGCATAGGAAATGCTCACTTGGCACTCGACGGCCAACCGTGCGTCGACGATGGTCTTGGCTATCAAGCGCGCCATATAGGCACCCGAGCGGTCAACCTTCGAGGCGTCCTTGCCTGAGAACGCACCACCACCATGTGGGGCGAGACCGCCGTAAGTGTCAACCATCAGCTTGCGACCAGTGAGCCCCGTGTCTGCCTTTGAACCACCCACCGTAAACAAGCCCGAGGGATTCACCAGAATCTTGGTGTCAGCGCTAATTGGCAGATACGGCTTACACGCGGGTGCGACGATCAGTGTTTTGACCTCAGCCGCAAGCTCGTCCAGATCCTTGATCTTCTCGTGTTGGATCGACACCACGACGGTTTCGATTGCTACGGGTTGTCCGGCGGCGTCGTAGCGAACCGTCACCTGCGCCTTACCATCGGACTTGATACCGCTGATCGTGCCGTCCTTGCGGGCGTCATCAAGACGCCCACAGATCTCATGCGAGAGTACGAGCGGCAATGGCAAACGCTGCGGGGTTTCGTTGGTGGCGTATCCGTAGACGGTGCCTTGATCGCCAGCGCCCTGCAACGCAAACTCACTCGTGTCTCCGAAGCGAGCCTCCAAGGACTTGGAAACCCCTGCGTTGATGTCTGGGGATTGGCGGCGTGTCCAGACGAAAACGAGGAACTTCCACGGCACATAACCCGCCTTCACCAGCGCGTAACGCACCGACTCACGAATACGCGGACGAACCTTCGAAGTGATCTCGCCAGTCACAATGATCCTGCGGCCAGATGCCATCACTTCTACTGCAACGCGGGCAGCAGGATCCTCGTAGAGGATATCGTCAAGGATCGTGTCAGCGATCAAATCACAGAGCTTATCGGGATGGCCGATACACACGGCCTCAGCAGTCTTCGTAACAGACATACACACTCACTTTCCAAAGAATCGGGACATAGAAAAGTGCCCACCCATCTCGGGCAGGCACACGAGAATCAAAGGGGTGTTAGGAGCGGGCTTGCAGCAGGCGCTCCATCACGTCATCACCCGGCGCCGAACCTGAGTAGTCGCTGGTGCAGGTGGCGCGCACTATCTCGTAAATCTCGTACCAGTACACGTTCGCTTGCTTCCCGAAAGACTGGGACATAGCAACGAACGGGGATGCGATCGCAGCCCCTGTGGTTGGGTGTTTGCCGAGCAAGCCGAACTTGGAGATCGCCTGTTCACACTGCACATAACGCGCGAACGCCTGCGCATAGGATTCGATCAAGCGCGGTGCGACGAACTGGGAACAGCCACGTTGATCGAGCCATTGCCATGTTTCTCGGTAGACGAGGTCAGCGCCGAGGGGTTTACCATCACGCTGAATCTCCGACAGATACTCGGCAGGCTCCGGCATCACCTCACCAGCAAGCACCGCACCATCCCCGATATCTGAGCCTTCAAAGTCAAACGGCTCACCCAGCGGATCATCAAGCCGCGTGGCTGGGCGGCCAGCTGCGAGCTTCGCATTCAGCGGATCGGGTTTCGCACCTGCCCGCACACGGCGGCCACCCCGGTTCGTTCCGTCTTTCGCCATAGGTTTTCATCTGCTTTCCTGCTGTGAGACAATTAGTGGCGTGCCGAGACCGAAGACGAAAACTGAACTATTGGATGCCGCCGAGGCGCAGTATGCGAAACTGGACAGCCTCATTGAGGGCATGAGTTCCGACGATCAGCATACGAATTTTGATCCCAGCATCACTCAAATCGGTAAAGAAGCCCACTGGGCGCGGGACAAAAACCTGCGCGACGTCCTTGCCCACCTGCACGAGTGGCAGCGCATGTTGCTTGGCTTCGTCGACGCCAACCGCCAGGGTCAGCCTCGACCGTTTCTTCCGTTTCCTCACACGTGGCGAACCACGCCAACGCTCAACCAAGAGATTTGGACTCAATATCAGGGCACTGAGCTTGAGGCTATCCGCGAGAACCTCGCTGACAGCCACACCGCAGTAGTGGCTCTCATCGGCGAGTTCACCAACGAGGAGTTATTCACCAAGGCGCATTTCCCGTGGACGGGCACAACCTCGCTCGGCTCCTACTGCGTGTCAGCCACATCAAGCCACTACGAATGGGCAATCAAAAAGCTCCGTGCATTCACCAGAAAGCCGCCAGAACAACCCCATAACCAAGCCGCCCCCCAATAGCTTCTTACCACGCTGTACACCACAGACAGATACTCGGGAGCCTCTGGTATAGGCGCTCCCGTGCGCCTTTTCGTGACTGTCGGGTTCAACGCACCAGGCCTCGTGCCTGCATTCACGCAACATCCGCCCGATCAGCGCTATCCTTAGCAATGCAGGGAAACCCTTCTTGTAGAATGAGAACTTATTGGGGCATACAACTCCTGATGCCGTTGCCGTATCAAAATGTGTAGCGAAAAGTTGAAGGGACTGGTCATCAAAAAAATATCTGTGTTTCTTGTATCCGCTCTGGCATATTTTGTCGGCGCGTGGCTTTTCGCCGCCATCTTTCTACGGTGCAAGGATCAGGATCAGAGATTTTTTGTGGTCTTCTTATTGATGCCAATCATGTATGTGTGTTTCACGATTCTTCTTCTGCTTTTTAATAAGCATTTCATCGGTATTCAATCTGCCCGCGCGTTGCAACTTTCAGCAGGAGCCTTTATCGGACTCTCAGCTTTTCTCTTTTCACTCGATGGTGTCGGCTCGTTAGTTCATAGTGATTCTTTTTCTCAACTGCTGAGCCAGTTTTCCGTTCCCGCCATCGGCGCTCTTGTTGCTGGTGGTGTAGCGCTTGGGTTTAGCGTTTTTACCCAAGCGCCACACCAAGGAAAAGACCAAATCAATTATCGGTAGATGAATTCAGCTAGCTTTCGGCAAGCTGTCAAACGAATCTCTTCCTTGACGTATCCAGCCAGGAACCATCCTAAAACGGCGCTATCCAAGTCGGCATATTCACTTATTTTCTGATATGCCTCAGTGGAATTATTCGCCCCCAAGCTCCAGCCAATCTGCTTGAATCTGTTGGCAAGTTTGCTGGAATTGTTGTAGTACTCTCGCAATGTTGCTGACAGAAGATGAGCGTTGGAGTCGTTGCCGTTTTCTAGCGTGTTAGCGATAACGATGGCATCTCCGTCACAGCAGAGATCGTCACGGTTACAGTTGTTTCCTACCGATTCCCATTTTCCCTTGTCGTTTTTCTTGTCAAGTACTAGCCCCTTCAAGCCAGGATGCTGACGGTAATCGTTACCTTGACCGATTAGAGCTGTGGCCACCTGATCCAGGTTCGCACTGGGATTCCACTCAAGCGTTTTCTGAATATTCTCCATGGCAGTAGCTAGGTCTCCAGCCCACCCAGTCCACGCATCAGGGATAACATTCCAGTTGGTGTATCCAAGTGTTGTTGCCGCCAGATGCGCCAGATCAACCGATTCTCCGGTCTTGTCGGTCATGGATTGCCGCCAAGTGTTATCAATATAGCGATTCAAGGCAGCGATGATCTTCTTGCCTACAGCGTCCTTCTCAAGTACGCTCGCGTCAGCACTCCTGAAACTTTCGGCAGACACGGACCAATTCACCGCAGATCCACTACCACCGTCACGCAGATAGGCTTTTGCTAAATAGTTGAGTATGCAACGCCAAGTCGGAACAGCAATCCACGTTCCCGCACCATGAGAACCCGCAACGTAGTCTTTTCCAACCTTGCCACTGGCACGAAGTTCTTCGAAGCGTTTCTCTAAATGCCAGATCAGATCAATCGGAGCCAACTTGGTGTAATCAATGCTGGTGTCGGGCCCAGCGCCACCGGCACTCGAAGGAGCAACATGATCAACTGCCGCTGCTTGTCCTGAATAGGCGACCCTGTCTAGGTCAAAACCAGCACCCTTGTAGTCACTGATTTCAGTGAACTGGTCATAGTTCCAATCGTCAGGAATAGGGAAGCCGAGGTTGCCAGAAAATCCTGTAGACATGTCCGAGACGAACGCGCTTCCAGCGTAGCCGGCTTTAATGATGCGGCTACAAATGTTACGCGAGGCGTAGATGCCTACTTTGTATCCGCCTCCCAGGCTTCCACGCACACCCTGAAAATACGGAAGAATATGACTTGTGACCTCGGGGTCGGTCGCGTCGAAATCAACTGCGAAATAGATATACGTTCCCGGAATGCCAAGTCTTTGGGCTGCTTGCCTTGCGAGCGTCGCGTGCCGAGCGCCGTTTTCCCGCGTGAAATGTCGAAGCTTGGTTGAGTACTCCTGGAAAATCGGGAAGAACTTCATCCCTCCGTTGGTGATGCGTTCAAGTTCTCCGGGGCGAATTGCTTTGAAATAGTCAGACGGATCTTTTGAATCCTGATTCGGCTCAGTCAGGTAACGCCCCACAATCTCATAGCCGTTCGCCTTAAGTAGGTTAAGTCGCTCAGCCGTAATCTCGAAGCGTGTATCGCATGCTTTGCAGGCGCGATTCGGATCACCTTTCGAGGTCAACAGGCTCATCCATGTAGTCGAGTCGACCACCCCGCTTCGTGGGAGCTGATACTTTGCTTGGAATTGCGGAACGAACGTTGACAGTGCGGTTTGTGCAGAAGGATAGATATCGGGAGAAATCCGGTTACACACTAGAGCAACCTGAGCTAGCCAAGCCCACTTCGGTAAACTTGCCGCATTGCTGGGTGTAACTATTGTTAGACGCGCTTTGGTGCCATTGCCGAAATTACCTGTGGCTTCCGCAGGGCTAAATCCTTCAATGGCTTGCAAGACCTGAATCAGAGCAGTGTTCATTTCCCGACCGTAGAGTCCATCGGTTGGGATGATTCCGGTATAAGCGCGATACTGTTGGTTGATTTGTTGCTGTGCTTGCCGAATCGCTGAAATGCCCCCATAAGAGCGAAGCAGGACGAATTGCTGCATTGACAACAGCGCTTTCATGACGTCGAGCGTCACAGTGGAATCTCCACCAATGCCCATGTCGCTCTTAAGCTGTTTGATGGCCTTTCCAGTTCCGCTATAGAAGTGAGTCGTGATATCGCTGGCACCGGCAGAATATCCCTTGCACCACAAGGCGCCTTGGATAATGCCGTACACATTAGAAGTCTCCTGTGCACCGTCATCCTGCTGGCGGATGCCGTTAGGCCACCGCGACTGGAAGCGACTGATAGTTCCCGGTCCGAAATTGTTCGCCGTTGTCGTAATACCCAGCTCGATTTGCAGGGCCCGAATCAAAGCGTTGACCGTGCCCCAGCCGGTATATCCGTCCTCTACGACTGAACCGAAACCAGCCTTGCTCCTATAGGTGCGATTAAGCCATTGCTGTGTTTTTAGCACCATTTGATCTGTCATGATTCCTCCTTTTTAGAAACCAGTTTGTTAACTCAAGACAGGCGAACACCTGCCAGGGAGGGATCCAGAACACCGGATGAGAAGCTCCGAGTTTATTGCCCTCACCTGTACGTCCCTGGCAAACCCAAATCCGGACGGACAAAGCGCAAGAAAACCGAGCAACACTCAGCGGGATTTCACCCCTCACTGGCACTGCCGACAAATAACGAAGTGTTAATACCTTGTTTGATTCGGTCTTTTTGCGCACGGTCGGCCCCGCCCGCTGACCTCTGACAAGGCATGAGAGATTCGAAGGCCCCAACCCCTCACCAGCGCCGCGAGGTTGCCCCGTGTTCGGCAAACGCCAGGCGGGTAGGCCTCTTTGAGGTTCCAGATGATCGACGCGACAGCGGCCAACGTGGGGGCTCGTCAGTAGGCGTAGACCCGAGGTTGTTGCCTCCACCGGTCATCATCGAGCGCACTCTGGCGCGAGTGGCAGGGCTTGCACAGGCTTCGGAGGTTGTCGAAGTTGTGGGTGCCGCCGTGTTCGAGCGGGAGAATGTGGTGAACCTCTTGTACTGGCGTGTAGCGTCCGGCCTCTAGGCAGTCTTCGCAGAGCGGGTGGGCGGCGACGTAGGCGGCGCGAATCCTGCGCCAACGCGCGCCGTAGCGCCGGTTAATCTTCGGATCCCGTTGATACTTCCGATACCGGGCGTCTTCTGCCTTCGCGTGCTGCTCGCAGAAACGTTCGTGGGTGAGTTCGGGACAACCAGGGTGGGAGCACGGGGAGGCGGGTTTGACTGGCATCGCTGGCTCCTTCCCGAACATGGTGAAGCCCCAAGTTCCCGTGTGGGTTCTTGGGGCTTCTCCTAGTTTTCAACCACTTACATGTTCTCACACCGATATGCGGTTTTCTATCGCATGTTTCGGATACCCGCTAACGCTAGAGCTGTCCATACAAGGCGGTGGCGAACCTGTCGAGAGCCCGGTTCTTGCGCCGATAGACCGTGTCACGCTCGACGTAGAAATGATCGGCGATCATCGACACCTTCTCATCTTGCGTCCCCTCGCTGAGGAAGAAGCCTTCGAGGATGAAGCGGTCGTCTTCAGCGATGACTTCCCACGCAGGCAAGAACCAGTCCATGTACTGGCGAGCCTGCAGGTAGCGAGCCTTGTACGCATCTATTCGCTCAATGCTCGCCACGATCCGATTCTCCGAAGCGTGCAGGTCGCCCGAGGGTGGTGTGCCGTCCATGCGTGGGGATGCGGGGCTTGCCGCGTCAGCATAAGCCGCCTTGATCTGCTCATCGGTACTCTCGATGATCTGTTCCATCACCGCATAATCCTGCAGAGCGGCGATCGCGGCTTTCCTTGTGTCGAGGTATTTCGTCATCACATGCATGAGCGTGTCCTTTCAGTGGTTGTGTGTATTTCTTGTGCGACCGCGTCAATCAACGCAGCCTGAGTAGCGTCTTTCGCATCAAGAGCTTTGAGAACGGCTTCATCGAGCGTCCCCTCGGTAACGAGGTGGATGATGGTGACCGGCTCTAACTGTCCTTGCCGATAAAGCCGTGCGTTGGTCTGCTGGTAAAGCTCCAGGCTCCACGTCAACGAGAACCACACCAGCAGATGCCCACCTGCCTGCAGGTTCAGTCCATGACCGGCCGATGCGGGGTGAATCAGCCCAAGCGCAATCTCGCCCCTGTTCCACGCCTCGATATCGGCCGAGGTTTTCAGTTCGCGAGCCTGCGGGAAGCGGGCGGTGATGCGTTCGCGGTCGTGAGTGAACCAATACGCCACCAATAACGGGCTGCCGTTGGCTGCCTCGTAGAGGTCTTCGAGAGCGTCGAGCTTCCGCTCATGAACCGAAGCCCAGTTACCCTCGCCGGTGTAGATCGCGCCCGACGCTAACTGCAGGAGCTTGCCCGACAACGCAGCGGCATTCGCGGCATCGATTGCCGCCTCACCGAGGTCGAGGACAAGATCAGATTTCAACTGCTCATAGACGCGCCGTTCTTTCGGCTCCAACGTCACGGGCATCGTCGTGACCGTCAATTTTGGTAATTGCAGGTGGTCGGTGGTGCGCATCGACAACGTCATATCCGAGATCGCGCCGTAGATCTCGTCCTCAGCACCCACGCGTGGCTTATAGGTGAACACCTGCATCCCGTTCCTTTTGTCGGGCACGAACCAGCGCTCGCGGTAACGAGTAATGAAACGACCCAAACGCTCGCCGCCGTCGAGGAGCCGGAACTGCGCCCACACATCCATCAGTCCATTCGCTGCAGGCGTACCGGTGAGCCCGACCCAGCGCTTAACGTGCGGTCGCATTTTCACCAATGCCGTGAACCGTTTCGCCCGGTGGTTTTTGAAGCTGGAGAGTTCGTCGATGACGACCATGTCGAACGGCCAGCTACCTCCCATCTGGTTCACGAGCCATGGGATGTTTTCACGGTTGATGATGGTCACCATCGCAGACTGAGCTAACGCGTCCAGCCGGTCTTGCTTGGTTCCAACAGCGACCGCGACCGTCAAACCTCGCAGGTGATCCCACTTCGCGATTTCTGCAGGCCAGGTATCGCGGGCTACCCGCAGTGGTGCGATGACGAGAACGCGGTGGATGGTGAAGTAGTCGAGCATGAGCTGCCAGATCGCCGTCAACGTGATCACCGATTTGCCCAAACCCATCCCAAGGAAGATTGCGGCCTCGTGGTGGTCGATGATGAACTGGGTCGCCTGGCGTTGGTAGTTATGCGGCTGATAGTGCATCAAGCACCTCCTGTATGCCGTCAATCGAATCAACAACCAGAGCGGTGAAACCTTGCTGGCGGAGTTGGTTCATCCGGCGCACCTGGATTGGCCTGGGTTGTTTACCTGGTGCTTTGAGCTCAACGAAAACTACGCGGTTTCTCATCAGGCATATCCGGTCAGGTACACCCGTGGTTCCAGGGCAGACAAGCTTCCAGCACAAGCCGCCAGAGGCTTCAATGGCTTTCTTCAGTTGGTGTTCTATGGTTCGTTCGTTCATGGTCACTCCTTGAGTTCACTTTTAGGGGTGACGGCATGTGACGAGTCGTTCCTAACCTTTTATATAGAGAAAAACACCATGTAATTTCACATGCGTAAGGTAGGGAATGGCTCGTCACAGCTCGTCACCATGGGGTTAGTTGCCGAACTCGGATGCGATCGCGAGCCCGTAGACGTACATGCCGTGCTTGGTCTTTTTCCGCACGAATCCGGCTTGTTCGACCGCAGCGTTGAAGTCGACCATCGGGCGCGCCCATCCTGAGGTGTTTTGCGCCCACGCCCGATACGTCTGATAGAGGTCACCAGCCCTCTCCGATAAGCCATCCTCGACGTCGCATGAGTCCTCAAGGAACTGCGAGAACCAGTCGTTATCCTCCTTATATGCTTGCGAGGCTTGAACCACCTGAGGCGGGGCTTTGAGCTTGTAGCCCTCGGCGTGGATGAGGCGCGCGCCCTCCATAATCCACGTAAGGATTGCTCCGCCCGCGTTTTCGAACAGGTGGTCGGCGTAGTTCTTCACGTCCGTATCACCTTCGATGGTGGCGTTAAACGGGATGACGATGAGCCTGCGCCAGATGCCTGCGTCCATGGCTCCCACACGCGGCAGGTGATTCGTGTAGAGCACGAGGGTGTGGGAGGGGGTGAAGGCGAAGGGGTCCTTGAACTTTTTCTCTGCCGAGATCTGATCGGTCGAGGCAAGCTGTTTGACGTTCGAGGTTGATAGGCGCATGCCTTCTTCGGTTTCAGCCGCGATCAAGAGACGTTTGCCTCTGGCTTCGGCGAGTTCGGGTTTGACGTTGCGGCGCACCCCGACTGTGAGCGCGTCGGCTGAGATCGTGCCCGAATACGTCCCCAACACGCGGGCGATGGTGTTCCAGAAGGTGGATTTGCCGTTTCGTCCGTCCCCGTAGGCGATGATGAGGGCTTCGACGAAGACTTGCCCGATAGCCGCCAGGCCGACAATGCGCTGCACGTAACCAATCAACTCAGGATCTCCTTGGAAGAAGACGTCAAGCGCGTCGGCCCAGATCTGTGCACCCTCATCGTTGGGGCTGACAGCGGTCTGCTTAGTCAGCAGATCGGCGGGATTGTGCTCGTGGCTACTACTGTCGCGTAGATCCCATGTGCCTGCCGGGGTGTTGAGCTGGTAGGGGTCGACGTCGAGGTCGCGGACACGTACCTGCAAGATCGGCCCGGCTTCTTTTAACGTGGCCGTGATATTGCGTGACAAACGCCTGGAGAGAACGAACTTGTGGTAGTTCTTTGCCTCATCCCACGCCCGGAACGCGGTCGCTTGCACAGGCGTGAGCTTGGCGATGCCGCGTGCTTTCGACGAGGCGGAGGCCATCACGATATCTGCGCCGGTTGCTGTCATGGTCTCCCACGTGGACGCGATCAGGCGGTCGGCTTCCTCGAGCTGGCGGGAGGTCAGTTCTTGAACGACGCCTTGTGCGGATAAGTCGTTCTCGTCCCACACGCCATGGTCGTAGACGAGCCACTTGGTGGCGAGCGAGTAGCGGATCTTGTTCGCGTATTCGCCAGCTAATGTGTCTGCCTGACCGACATCGGAAAAATCATCCGGACGAAGCCCCGCCAATGCCTCATAAGCCTCTGGCGGCAGATAGCCTGGATCAGCAGCGACCTTCGAAGCGAACCTGCACGCGCTATTCCAGATCGCCTGTAATTCGCCCTCGCTGAGCGGTGGTTCGCAAAGGTTGGCTTTGCGATCGAAGAGGTCTCGGGCTTGGTCGGTATCGCCGTAGCGGATGAGGACCCTGCCTGCGAAGCGCGACAACGTAGCGTTGCGCGAGCCTTCACCAATCACGAGTGTGGAGGCATCAAATGCGGCGAACACGTCGATCTCGTCAGCCGCATCGAGCCACGCGTCGAGGAGCTGGTCGCCCTCATGCGCCGTCACCACAGCGTTCGACGCCCCGTAGATGAAGCGTCCTGCGTCAAGAGCGTTGCGGTCGAAGAAAGCAAACCGCGACGCGAGGCGGTGTTTCAATCCTGCGTATTCGTCTGCGCCTTGTACTTCTCGGATTGGGAAATAAACGTGGAAACGCGGCCGCGCAGACAACACACCCTTCGCCTTCATGTGATTACGAGACGTGGCGGTCATGAACTCCACACCCGCCATCAACTCGCCGAGCTTTTCTGGTGTGATCCAGTCGGTTTGGGTTTCTGTATGGTCGTTGTCGATATCCATCACCACGCAGTCCGAGGCTATGAAGGCTGCAGTTGAGCGGCGATCATTCGCATAGGTTGCGGCTACGTGATCGAAGCCCGCGACTGCCGATAGCAAGGCCGCGTCAGTAACCCGGTGCCTGTTTGGGTAGTGGTTATTGTTCTGCACGCCGGTAACCGTGGCAGCAAACAGAGTGAAGGGCGTGGTCATGGGGTGACCTCCTTGAAATCAGAATCGAAATACTTAATCGGCAACTCGAGGTCTCGCGCCCACCCGATCTCCAGGCGCATACCAAGGCTCACGTGACCTACGTATGCCCACAGCGCTTCGCACTTGGCGAGCAACACCCTGTTGAAAAACATCGCCAGCTCCCGCTGATCAGGGTCTGCGTCGTCCATGAACTGCGGATAGTGCAGATGCGGGGCGAACGGGATCTTGCCTGCCGCTACTGCGAGCTCGCAGAATTGGCGGGCGAGCTCAACGTTCGCTTGCACGTCGCCCGAATGCGGTGAGCAGATATAAACCAAGGGCCGGTAGCCGAACTGTTCGCGCTGCAGCTTTTTGAGGGCGTGGTAGCTCGTCAGATCGAGGTAGCCTTCGGTGTTCTTTTTCGAGAATCCGATATCGAGTGTCGTGGCGGTCATGCTTGCACCTGACCTTCACGCTCAATGACCGGGAGGATGCCGAGCTTGTTCTTGAGCAGGTCGTAGATGAACAGGCGGCCCTTTTGCGTCCAGTACATGTGGGTGCGGGTCTGTCCTTCGCCGTATTCGTGGGTCTTGGACTGGGTGTATCCCTGCTCGGCGTACTTCGCGTAGAGGAACCACCGGCCAGACTGATGGAACTGCACGTGAGCATCACGCAGAATGCGGTTGAGCTTCTTCGCGGAAAGTCCGTAGTCCTTCGCAATCGCCGTCGTCGTCAACAACGAATCGGACTGCAGCACGAGGTCGTAGTACGAGACTTTCGGTGCCGCCTCCAACAGGGATTGCTCTGCTGCCAGGCGCTTGGCTCGCTCGGCACGCAGCGTGGCGATGGCATGCTCGAGGAACTCATCGTCAGCGAGGAGTTCGTCGTATGCGTACATGCCGTGGCGGCGAATCGTCGGCAACACCTCATCGAACACCCAGGCTTCGAATTTCTGTGCTGCCGGGAGCTTTGAGGAGATGATGAGGCGGTAGAGGTCGCCTTCGGTAATGAAGCGGACCTGCTGGAGTCCGCCAGCGGTCTCAAGGGGGTGGTAATTTGCCACCCCCTTGCAGTGCAGCTTCACCGCGTTCGTCGGATCCTGGTAGCCGAGCGCGGTGGCGACGTCCTTGCCGCAGAAAAGGATCTGACCATCAGTGGTGATGGTGCGAATGGTGCCGAACACGTCGTTGGTAAATGTTTGAATCTGGTTTCCCATGGCGGGGTTCCTTCCCGAGACCCCGTCGAGAAAAAGTCGTGCCGGTCGACACAAGGAGTTAAGGGCCTCACCCCACTGCCGACGAACCAGAAAGTGTTAAATCACGGGTACTCAATCGCTTCTCGTTCTGGCACGATTGGTGTTGAAGCCCCGGTGGAGCGCTATCTGTTAGAGCCATCTGGCAGGTATTCTCGCCGGGGCATAGACAAATTTCTCGAGTGCTCTGTGTGGAAAAACCATCATTCTCTTAGCCCACAGCGGTGCCGACACGGTGGTCTTTTAGACAACATGACCGGTTCCGCTGCCCGCCTCGGTGGGAGCGCAGGGTCGGTTCTCGTTTCTTAGTGGTCTTGGATAAGCTTTCTTCTCTGATGGTGATACTTTGCCGTGTTCTTGATTCTGTCGTTGTTTTCGCGGTATAGTGATTACCACTAGTACCGGCTCGCTTGTATCGGTTTCCGAGACAGGTCAGAGCCGGTCTTCATGTTTTTGGAAGCAGGTGGGCTGGTGGTCGATAAACCGTGGGCCAGTATCGATGAGCAGATTAATATTCTCACTCGTCGTGGCCTATTGGATGCCGGTGATTACCGCCGCGAGTTATCTACTGTCGGCTATTACCGGCTTTCGGGATACTCCTACCCGCTGCGCCAGCCAGCTCCCGAAGGCTCACCTCGGCGGCGTTTAGATCGTTTCGTTCCCGGCACACGTATGCATCACGCGATTGAGCTGTACGAGTTTGATGAGAGGCTACGCTTGGCTGTGTGGCAGGCGCTATGCAAGCTGGAGGTGTGCCTGCGAGTTGACGTGGGGCACGTGCTGGGTGAGATCGATCCGTTCATTCACCTCGACCTCGAACGGATTTGGCCGTCAGGCGCAATGCATCGCCGCGCAGTACTGTTCACGCAGAAGCTAGCCCAAACGCAGTCGCGCTCTACAGAAGATTTCGTCACGCATTACAACCAGACCCACGACGGCCGTTTGCCGGTGTGGGTGGCCACCGAGATCCTCGAATTCGGACAACTCGTGACCCTGTTTTCGTTGGCTCCCTTCGAACAGCGTCGTCGCATTGCTGACAAGTACTTGGCACGTGCCGACGAGTTGGAATCATGGATGCGCACTGCGAATTTCATTCGTAACATATGCGCCCATCACGCCAGACTATGGAACAAGCGACTCGTCATCCGTCCACTGGTCAAACACCGCCGCAACGACCAAACGCTATCGGCCGTGACACATTCTTCAGGACGTATATACACCGCGTTGGTGCTCACCGCATTCCTCTTGCGACGAGGAAATTTCACCGCTGAAATACAGGCCATCAGCGACGTCCTAGACAGTTTCCCCACCGAAATTCCTGGCGTCGATCTAACGCACATAGGTGCCAGCCCCAGCTGGAAACAAGATCCCATCTGGACAATCAACAGCTAATCCTTACGGTAATAGGCGCACTCATACCCATCCGCATCCAACGGCAAACCTTCGGCCCATGCTGGGAGCGTGGACATGAGCTCGCAAGCACCAGTGGCGGTGAAGCCGGAATTTTCGGGTTCGTCGATGACGATCTCGTCGTGAACATGCATCACAATCTGATGCCCTGCCTTGGCGACTGCGTGCATGCCCGTGACGAGCAGATCACGAGCGATCGCCTGAACGATGTTCTCGGTAAGTTTTCCGCCGTAGGTTTCGAGCTGTCCCCAGCGCCGTGCCGTGGTGGTTCCGGTGTAGGTGATGGATGTCCCACCCCACCTGTTCTCGCCCAGACGCGGCTTCACATACGCCAACCGCCTACCCGAGGGCAGCTCAATAAACAAGATTCCGGCTTCGACGCTGAATCGCAGATTCCGTAGCCGGATTGACTGACGAGACGCGATCGCGGCGATAGCTGCTTCTTCGACGCCGGCCCAGAGGGCCACGATGTGTGGGTTGGCGGCCCGCCATGCGTCGACGATCGGTTTGAGCTCGTGCTCGGCGAGTCCCATGGTGAGTGCTCCCATGCGCTCCAAAGCGCCCGTTGAGCCGCCAAAACCACAAGCCAAAACTGCTAATTTTCCTTTCTGCCGAAGCTCACCATTAACGCCATGCTTCTCTACTGGCACTCCGAACATACGGCTCGCGGTTTCGCAATAGAGGTCTTTACCTTCGCGGAAGGCTTGAAGGGTGGTGGTTTCTCCTGCGAGCCATGCGATGACACGCGCTTCAATTGCAGAGAAATCAGCAACGATAAACCTGTGCCCAGGTGAAGGGATAAACGCGGTACGGATGAGTTGGCTGAGGGTGTCGGGCACGGACTCGTGCAGAAGCTCAAGTGCCTCGAGGTTGCCTGTTCTGACGAGCGTTCGGGCTTGGTCAAGATCAGGCAGATAGTTCCTGGGGAGGTTCTGGACTTGGACGAGGCGTCCGGCGAAACGTCCGGTGCGTCCTGCGCCGTAAAACTGGATCAGCCCACGTGCTCGACCGTCGCTGCCTGCGACGTTTTGCATCGCCTGGTATTTCTTCACGCTCGATTTCGCTAGATCGCCGCGAAGTCCGAGGACTTCTTTCACCGTGCCAGTCGCGGTGTCGAGGGCGGCATCGACCTCGGCCTTTGCCAACGAATCCAGCACGCAGCCACGCGATGCGAGCCATTGTTTGAGCTGGATGGGCGAATTCGGATTCTCCAACCCAGTCAATGTCTGTGCCCGAGCGAGTGTCGCGTTGCGGTGGTGCTCATCCACCCCGACCGCGTTATCAACCAGCGTGTGGTCGAGAAGAATCCCAGCATCATTAATGCGTTGGTCGAGCGTGTAGGTGTCCCACTCGTCATCGGACATCGGAAATGATGCGAGCCGCTCGTGGATGGCTTGTTCGACTTCGACATCACGACGGTTGTAATCAATAAACCTCGCCCACCCGGTCGGGTCAGCTGATGGTGGGTTCCTGTGTTTGCCACCGTTGAGGACTGAGGGTGTGGCGGGTGTGCAGAACTGCTTGATCAGCTTGCGCCCCGCAGAATCTTTTTGGACGTCGAGTTTGAGGACGGCGGCAACCGCGTCGAGGCTCATTGGCAGACCGAGGTAGGCGGACCAGATCATCGTGCACCGCCACTGCCTTGGGTCAAGAAACCCATCACCGAGAAGCTCGGGATGGTAAAGACGGAGCCACGCTGACAGGCAGACTCGTTCGAAAGCGGCGTTATGCGCCCACTTGACCACACCCGAATCCACCAAAGCCGCCAGCACCTCGTCGGGCATTGATTGTCCGTTGGCGAGATCCACTATTTCGACTGGGCCGCCGTCAATCGAATAGCCGAACAAGAGAAGCTCGAAGGCTGGGTGCTCGGCATACGGGTAAACACCCGTCTTGGCGAGTTGGACGGGGCTGAAAGATTCAATATCGCAGAAGAGTGTTCGCATGACGGGGTTCCTTTCACATAGAGGAAAAGTGGAGGGAACCAACAAGATGTGCTGGTTCCCTCCACGTGTGGGGATGATTAGTTTAGGAAGTCGTCATCAGCGGCGAAGGCACCGAAGTCAGTCTCAGCGCTCACGCGCCCACCGCCAAGGCTCTCGCCGTCACGGGTCTTTTGAATGTTCCCGAGCCCGCAGGCGATACCGCGGTTGCCGTTCGTGTTAAACGCATAGAAGGACAGGGATACGCGCGCGTAGCAGCCCGAGTACACCTCGGCGCGATCCAGGATCGGGGCGACGCTCTGATCGACGATCTGCGGAGCGGTCAGCGAGTTGGCGTTGAGGAAGTAGGCGCCCTTGTAGGCTTCGTCGTCGCGCTCAATATCTCCGTCACGCAACGGGAGCTTGAGGGCGGCCTTGTTGGGTCGCTTACCACCAAACTTGGCCGTCCCGGCGTCGATCGCGGCGTCGATGGCCTTCTCGATCGCGGCAATGGTGGCGGTGTCGGACTTGGGGATGATCAGGGAGACGGAGTACTTGGGTTTGCCTCCCTGGATGGAGTTCGGCTCCCACACATGCGCATAGCTGAGGCGAACTTCGCCGGTGACGATACGGGTCGGATTAGTTGTAGTTGTCATGATCTTTTCTGCTTTCTACTTGTTACTTGTTGGGTTGAAAATCGGTGGCTGCACTCACCAGATCAAGCGCTGGCCGTTTATCGGATGCAGGGACCAATGTGGGTTTGCCTGCAGGTTTGGTCACGAGATCACCGAGGATCTCGTTGAAGGCGGGTTTACCCATCAGCTTTTCCATGGCTGTGAGGGTGATGAGCTTGCGATCCCAGATGTCCCTATAACCAGCCGCCTCAGCCGCCGCAGCGACATCGGTTTCGGAGGTGTATTTGCGTACCGACCGTCCGGCTACGAGCTTGAACCCCTCAAAGACCACACCCTGATTGACAGCCTTGGAAAGCGCGTAGGCTTCGACATCCGCCGCCCAGGTTTTGAGCTGCGGAATCCGGGCCAGCACGTCGGCAATCTCGCTGTCGGACAGTTCTGCTGGCGGGGCGAACTCCAACCTGGCCAGCGCAAGATTGGCTTCAGCTCGCGCCCGACACGTGGGTGCAATCTTGCAGAACTGACACCACGAGCCCGGACAAAACTCACCCTCACCAGCCGAGGCCAGCTCAGCCTTCGGTTTCACCTCGGTTTCAGCCCAGTGTTCGAGTTCAGTGACGGAGATTTCCCAGGTGTCGACGTTGCCCCGACGTGGCTGGTAGATCGTCACCGCTACGCGCTCGATGTCGTACAGGTCGCCGAAAGTGTGAAGGGCTCCGAGAGCGTAGAGCATCAACTGGGGATTACGCTCAGCCTCAACCAACACACCTTGCCCGTACTTCAGATCAATAATCTGCAAGGTAGGTTCGGCGATGATCACGCAATCCCCGGTGCCAAAACCTCCCGGAACCACATGGCTGAAATCCAGGCGCTGCTCGATGAGCACCTGCGGATCGCCACAGGTCTCCCGAGCCAGCGAGATGTGTTCTTGCACAAACGACACATAGTCGTCGGTCAAGGTTTCCATCTCGTCATCAATCCAAGTTGAGACTGGCCGCTTCGAGCGCTGCTTCAAAGCGCGGCGGAGTTTGTGCTCCGCCAAGGCATGAGCGGCGGTTCCTTGCTCAGCAGCAGCAGACGTTGACTCCGGCTCATCCGATTCGAGCCGAGCTGAAGGTGTGCAGTTGAGCCACCGGTGAGCACCAGAAGCTGAGAGGAGGGCGTGATCAGACGGTGCCATCAGCAATCTCCTTCGCCCGATCCAGCAGCCACCCGTACTTCGACGGATCCACCGCTGAGAGCTTGTCCGCACCAGCCTCGACGATCAGCTCACGAACCTTTGCCGTGTGACCTTGCGCTGAGAGCTCGGAAAGAAAAGCACGTACTTCTTCCAACGTCACCGTCGGTTCAGGTTCAACCTCCGGCTCGTCCGCAAGTAGTTCTGGCTGGGCGTGCGTGGCTGGGATGGTTCCGAAGGGTTCCTTGATCTGCAGGGCAAGCTCCGGGCGTTCACCAGGCATTCCTGCGTGGTCTTCGAAACTCTCCTCAACGATCTGCTGAGCCCGCGCAAGCAAATCGGCGAGCGACCGCAGCGCCTGGTTCCCATCACGAATAAAGGCATTGAGCTGTGACATCATCATTTGGACTCACCCGCCTTGAGAGCATCAGCCAATGCCATGAGGTCGTCATCGGTGTTTTCGGTGATGTCGATCTGCTTGACCGAATCACCAGGAACAAGAATCATGACTTTGCGCGGGCTACCAAGCAGTAGGCGCATGAACCGTTCACGCAGCGTCACATTCTTGGTGGCGACGATTCCGGGGTCGTCAGGGATACGCCGGGCAATATGAAGCTTGAGACTATGTCGAGCCATCGGGCTTACCTTTCTTCCTCATTTGTGGGAGCAGCCCGGTTGGCTTCTCCCTTTCACCCCACTGCCGACACCACCGAAAGTGTTAAATCGGGCATCCTCAACCGCCTGCCGGATCAGCGGTTTTACCTCTGCCACCAGCTGCGATACCCGAGCACGGGTCAACCCCATATCGCGCGCCACCTGCGCCTGATTGAGCTTGTCGGTTGCAAGCAGACGCGTCATCACCTCACGATGCTGAGGATCCAAACCAGCGATAATGTCACGCATCACCTCGAGATCACAAGCACGCTCGACACTATCCTCGCGTTCGATGACCTGGTCTTCAGCGCTGATACCCGGTGAAGCAGGGTCAAGATCGATCTCGAGCATCTGCTCATACGAAAACGGCTTGTTATTCGGGACGCGGCATCCACGTCGAGGACCGCACCCAGCCCCACACGTACATTTCTTCTTACCCTTGCCGCGATCGGCGCGAACCGCCTTATGCGTGGCCGCTTCTTCTGCGTTCCACAACTCGTCGAGAATCTTCTGCGGTGTGCAGGGCTTAACCTGGTCGAGCGGAACACCAGTAGCGGCGGCGCGTTGCTGCCGGTCGGTTGCGATCATGAGAGCGAACTCGCCAGGGTCAATGTCGAAAGTGTCAGTGATGGACTGATTCTTGTTGTTATCTGCTTCGTGCTTGAAGGTGACCTTCATCGAAGGATCTCCATTTCTCCGGGAATCCCGGTGATTTGGAGACCTGATCTGTTTGGCTCAGATCACTGGTGAGAACTGCTAGGAAGACGACAAAGGCGAGCCACCCCACCCGCCCCTCAGCAAAGAGGTTTGGGTGAGGTGACCCGCCGAGCGCTCCCAGAGCAGGTCTCACTAGTGGTTCATTTGTCTACAACCACAGCCAGCACTCGCTGTGGAGGTCGCTCATCCGCCAGATGAGCTCCCGAACAATCACGCTCAGGCTTCGGAGAACGTCAGTGCCGATGGCCACCAGCGCTACCGTCCCCACCCACCCGGCCCGAACTGTGTCGAAACCGAGTGGGCTGTGTACGGCTACTTGCTGCGCTTGGACGGCTTAGTCTGCGCCAACGCCGAGGCGGCAACGGACTTGGTCCGCACCGAAGAACGGCCATCGCGCAGCACAGCTGATGCCTTGCGTGCCACAGCACGCGATGTCTGCTTACGGTTCCTTCCCAT